GTTAAATATGTTTCTAGCTTTGCTGACAATACAGATCATGTAGCAGTAGTTGAGTTAGGAAATACTGGAACTTACAAATCTATATATGGAGAATTTACAGCTCAAGAATACACTGCAGCAATAGCAGGACTTATAGCAGGAATGCCAATAAATAGATCGGCCGATAACTTTGTTATGTCTGATTTAAAAGAAGTAGATTACTTTGAGCCTAAACTTGGTAAATTCTCTCTATATAATGATGATGAAAAAGTTAGGGTTAATTATGGTGTTAACTCAAAAACTACTTTTGATAGCACTTGGAAGAAAGACACAAGAAAAATCAAAATAGTTGAGGGGATGTGCTTTATAACTGATGACATAAGAGATACATTTAAAAATTATTGGTTAGGAATTTACATAAATGACTATAACAATAAAATGAATTTCTGCTCTAATGTTACTAAGGTTTATTTTAAAGAAATGGCTCCAAATGTATTAAGTGGAGATTATGACAATAAGATAGAAATAGACTTAGAAGCACAAAAGAGATTAATTGTTTTAGATGGAAAAGACCCAGAAGAAATGACTGAAATGGAGATTTTAAAATATCCTAGTGGCGATGATGTATTTTTAACAGGTGATGTTAGATTTGCAGATACTATGGCAAATCTTTCAATTTCAATAAAGATGTGATAGCAAACTTTAATTATATATGTTATAATGTAAAAAAGAATAAAGGAGATCTTATTTATGGCTACTTTAAAAGATTTAGTTTTAATTAATATTAAAGATAATTCTATTTACTTTATAACAAAAACAGGTGAATTGTGGAGAAAATATAATATTATTTGGAATGGGAGAAAAATTCAAAAATCTGTTAATGGCAAATTATCAGAAATTCCAAAAGAAAATGCTATTAAAGTTTTTTCAAAACTTGGATGTTTATTGGATTTAGAAAATAATTGTTATTATAAAAAAATGAAACTAGGAAAAATAAAAACAGGGCATAAGAATTTTATCCTAACTATAAAAAAGAAAAAAATTATAGTATTAATACATAGGTTAGTAGCTGAAACATTCATACCAAACCCTAATAATTTACCTATAGTAAATCATTTAGATTCTAATCCTGAAAACAATAATGTAGAGAATTTAGAATGGTGTACAGTAAAACGAAATGTAGAACACGCTATTGCAGCTGGCCGAATGAATTGGGAACATAAGAAAATAGAAATACTACAATACTCACCAAATGGAGATTTTATAGCAGAGTATGAAAGTGCAGTTGAAGCAGAAGAAAAAACAGGTGCTCTTCATTCTGTGATATGTAGAGGATTAAATAAAAATAAATTAGCTAATGGTTTTCTTTGGAGATTAAAAACATCGGAAAATTACCCTAAAAAAATAAAAGGTATTGAAAATCCAAAATATTGGAAAAGAGCGATACTAATGTTTGATATGAATGGTAATTTTATAGAAGAATTTGAATCAGCGACAGCTGTTACTAAAAAATATGGAATTAATAATGTGAGAGCTGTATTAAGAGGAACAAGAAATCATGCTGGAGGATATGTATTTAGATATAAAGATAATTAATAGGAGGTTATAATGGCAGATACAAATATAAGAGGTTATCATACTATTGCTGGAGCTCATGGGACTCTTTGGATAGACAATGAAAAAATAGCAGAATTTACAAAAGTAAATGCAAAAGTAACAGCTGACAGAAAAGATGTACAATTAGGGTTATCTGTTGATAGTAAGATAGTGGCTCTAAAAGGTGAAGGAAGTGTTACTCTTGAAAAAGTATATTCAAGAGGTAAAAAAATAGCTAATAAATTAATAAAAGGAAGAGATGTTAGAGTTAGGATAGTAACTAATCTAGCAGACCCAGATACACCAGGAAGACAAGAAGAAAGAATCTCACTTGATAATGTTTGGTTCAATTCAATAGACTTGATCAATATTGCTAGAGGAGAAATTGTTGAGGAAGAGTATCCATTCGGATTTACTCCTGAGGATCTAAAATATGAAAATAATATAAAATAGGAGGATAAAATGTTAATTACAGCAGATATGCTACTTGAAAATAGTAAAAAAATAAATAGTGATAAAAGAGAAAAAGTAAAAATCTATGTAAAAGAATTAGATGGAGATTTGGATTGTGAGCTTTTAAACAAAGAAGATTACTTAGATTTAATCTTGTCTAAAGAAAAGGATAAGGATTTAGAAGTAATTTATAACTCTTGTTCTATTTTTAGAGAAGATAAGCTAATAGAAAAGCTAGGTTGTAAGAGTAATCCTGTTTCTGTTGTGAGTAAAGTTTTAAAAGACCCAACTATTTACAGACTAGCAGATTTAATCTTAGTAGCTTCTGGATATGGTGAAAAAGATTTAGTTAGTTTGGTTGAAGAAACAAAAAACTAATAGAGAGCGACTGGAAACTAAGTACAGTCGCTCATTACTTGAATAGAGGATACAAATTAGAAGAACTTAGAAAACTCTCAGAAAAAGATTTATTCTATATGTATCTTTTAAAAGAATAATGCTATAATATAGTATATTAAATTCATTTTAGGAGGGAAGTTTTATGAAAAAGTTTTTATTAATGCTATTCATTTTTATTTCTGCTATTAGTTTTGGTGCTACAAGATATGTTACTAAGAATGGTACATTCCCTTATACGAGAACCAAAGAACAATTGGATGATATATTTATGTATATTAATTCAAAGGATATGCCTGCTTTAAAAAAATATATGAATCAATTGATAAATAGCGGTGATGGGGGATATTTAAAACCAGGATTAGAAGTTGAATTAGTAGATACTGCTGATTTTGCTAGTGTTGTAAAAATTAGATTAGTTGGAGATACAATTCAATGTTGGACTGTTAGAGAGGCAATTCAAAGAAAATAAAATATTAATGAATTTTAGTGCTATGAAAAAATTTTTACTAATACTATTATAATAAAAAAAAACTTAAAGGGGTGATAAAAATATTAGGATTTATAATTTTCATAATAATGGTAATATATATTAGAAACTATTATAAATGGACTGAAAGATTAGGATATTTTAAATCTATGGGAATTACTGCTTTAGTTTTATTTAGTATTGTTGGACTTGCTATAATAGTAGGAAATGCTAATTGAAAAAAATATCGCTTTATAAAGGGAGAGTATTATGAAAAAAATTTTATTAATAATATTTATTTTTATTTCTACTATTAGTAGTTTTGCAAAAATATATACAAAAGGAAATTATCCATATACAATGAAAGTTGAACAAATAGAGAAATTACAATATTTGGCTAAAACTGGGAATAAATCAGCTTATACAGATTACGCTAATACTTTAATTACTTCAGGTGAATTAGGTAAATTACCAGCTGGGGAAGAAGTTCAAATAGCTGAATTAGGAAATTATATGGAATTTGTAAAAATTAGATTTGTAAAGAATCAAATAGAAGTTTGGACTATTAGAGATGCAATAGAAAATAGATAGCATTAAAATTATAGAGAGTTTTTAACTCTCTTTTTCTTTTTAGGAGGATTTATGAAAAATGAATAGAAAATCAAAGCAAAAAAGCAGAAAAAATAAAAGATATCAAAGAAAATTATATAAAAAAGCACTATCTCATCTATCTAATTTAAAAGATGAAATAGTGCAAGAATTAAAAAATATGGAAATAAAAGTAAAATTATAATTTCCAAGCCTTTAACTTCTTTAAAAAATTTGCTAAAATAAGTAAAATATATTAGAATAAATTATATTTAAAAAGAGGGGTTGGAGTTATGTTTTTAACATTTATTATCTTCACTGGAATAGCTATTTTTGTTGTATTAATGTATCAAGATTATCTAAAAGAAAAGGAAGAATTAAAACAATATGGAGATTTTCTAAAAAATACAAATGTAACATTAGATGAGTTTGTAGAAGAAAGAGATAAAATGGATAAAAAATTTTCTACAAATGATGTTCTTTGGGCTATTTATAATAAAAGACTATTAAGTCATTTCTTTAAAAAAGATTTTGGATTATACAGAAATACATTGTTAGATATGGCAGAAATGCTACATAGGGAAAAAAGAAAAAAAGAAGAACTGAGATTTTATTTAAAAGTTTTATATTGCGATTTAAGTGGAAAGGGTAATAATAATTCAACAGATTCTAAGAAAATGTTAATAATCATACCTCATATATATAACAGATTATCGAAACTAAAACAATATTTTACTGAGAATATGATTGATGATTGTTTCGAAGTAAAATTACCTTTTCACTATTGTAATAAAGAAATATTTACAAATATTGTAAATGATATTTTCTTAGAAGAAAATTTAACTATAATTTTGGATAAATATTTAGATAAGATGAAAAAAGAGCCTAAAAAAGCTCAACCTATTGATTATAATGATATAATTAATGGAACTTGGGAAGATGACGACTAAAATATAAGAGCCAGTAAAAAGGCTCTTTTATTTTTTAAAAATTTCTCTTGACTTTTTGCCGACAACAATTTATAATATTGTTGTCGTCAGAAAGGAGTGTGAGAAATGGATGACAAAAAAAAGATAGGGAGACCTAAATCTTTAAAGCCAAAATCAATAAAATTGACAGTTAGAGTTGATGAAGAAACTAATAAGATTTTAGAAGATTACTGCAA